GAGAAAAAAAAGTTGATATTTATTTAAACGAAAAACTTGCTATGGATTTTTTCGGAAAACTTACTGAAGGCCAAATCTGGAAAAAAACAGATGAAGGAACTCACTTTTTGGAAACCTTTAACGGTTTGCGGCTTTGTGTCTGTTTGCCCCTTGCACAATGCTTCAATTTACCGAAAATGTTAATGGGCAAATAGCACAAAACCGCTGTTATAGGCAGTAGGGATTTTTAGCAGAATGTTTAATCCAAGCACTAAAGAAAAAATTAAAATAAAAAAAGGGTGGGAAAAATATTAAAACAAAAAAGTAAAGCTGCAATAATAGCAGAAATGAAAAGAGAAGCTGAAATAATGTATGCAAACACTTATGATAAAGAAAGGATTTTAAAAACCTATATAGAAGCTGTTAAGAAAACTCTTTGTAAAATTGAATATAACAACAGAAAAGTATGATTTTAAAAGGAGATTGTTTAGTAGAGCATACAGCAATAAAAAGTGGTAGTGTTGATTTAATATTAACAGATTTACCTTTTGGTAATATGAGAAACACTGGGCTTGAAGTAACTCAAAACAAGAAGGAAAGAAAACACGATTGGGATTTCGTAATTGAGCCAAATAAAATATTTGAAATTGCAAATAGAATTTTGCGAAAAAATGGAAAGTTAATATTATTTTCACAAGAACCATATACAAACGAATTGATAAGAAATGAAAATCCTAACTTACCTTTTTGTTATAGGGCAATATGGGAGAAAGATAATTTTGCTGTTAGTTTGGGAGTAAATAGAAATATGGTAAGTTATTTTGAAGATATTGTAATTTTTAACCAAAGGTTTGATGATGCTTTAACTAATCCAATAAGACCTTTATTAAAACAAATGCAGGACGATAAAAACATTTATTTCAACGATATTGAGATAGCAGAATTATATATTAATAGTGGAATTGCTGGAAACATAGCATCTGCAAAAACAATAGCAAAGCATAAATTAGATTGGAATTATAAACAGATTGAGCCGATAAATAAAAGGCACTACGATTTACTTTCTACTGTTTACGATTTTACAATTTCTTTTGACGAACTAACTAAAATGAATGAAAGACATACTAATAGCACATTTAATTTGTGGGAAGGCAATAAATATAAGAGCAATATTTTGAAGTATAAAAAAGATAATGATGGGTTTCATCCAACGCAAAAACCTATTTTATTGCTCGAAGATTTAATAAAGACATTTAGTAATGAAAATGATTTAGTGGTGGATTTGACAATGGGAAGTGGAAGCACTGGAGTTGCTTGTAAAAACACAAATAGGGATTTTATAGGAATTGAAATGAGTGAACAATATTTTAATATAGCACAAAACAGAATAAATGGAAATGAATTTAAACCAAACGGTTTTGCAAAAACCGAAGAGCGTGGGCTTTTTTTATTTTAATTTTTTCAAACGAAATGTTGAAACGAAGAACGTCTGCCCTATTGCCTATAACGTACCGCTACACGCTACAAGTACCGATAATAAACTGATAGTCAAATGATTACAATACGAGGCAAAAAATACCAATACGTCAAGCCATACTACTTGATGGAGGTAGATAAACTTGGGCTAATAAAAGCAAAGGTTAAAGGCTCACTACTTGTATGGAATATTGAAGGTTGTCAGGTTACTTATAACCAGATAAAAAACAAACTCAAAAATAAATCTTAGAAATATTTTGTATTTACAAAGTATTTACTATCTTTGCATTCTAAACAATAACAAAATGAAAAATCAGAAAGAAAAAATCGTAAGGGTAATCACAGGAAACCCTATTGAATTGCAAGTAACATTCGAGCGTGAAAATGAAGCGCACGAACTTGAAGCTACTGGGTTGGTTATGTACAACTATATTACAAAATGCTTTATGGCAATGGATCACAAAATACACGGGAAATTCTTTGCCGACATGATAGAGGCAGAAAAGCAGGCTATACTAGCTGAAGATAGAGCAAAGATAGCTGAACATTATGCCTTACATATCGCTAGAGAACTAACAGGAAATTACTAAACTATGAATATCATGAAACGACACAGCACACTTGCAGAAACCTTATTGCAGAAAATCGAGGACGCAATAAGTATAACAGAATTGCTAGAACTTGAAAAACAAGTACTGGCTACTAATTTCACGGACTTGGATTCAGAATATCTACTATCCGTAATTCGTATGCAAATTGAAACATTTAACTAAAAACTATATACCATGAAAGAATTAATCAACATTCAAACCGAATTAAAAGCACCAAAAGGCCAATACAACAACTTTGGCAAATACAAGTACAGATCAACGGAGGATATTTTGGAAGCCTTAAAGCCTATCCTTGCAAAGCATTCATGCTACCTTACAATAACCGATAGCATATTCGAGATTAACGGAGTATTAGTCGTGAACGCCACAGCTACCATAACAAATAGCGAAGGGAAACAAGAAAGCGTAACAGCTCAGGCAGGAATTGATATTCACAGAAAAGGAATGGATATTGCGCAATGTTTCGGCAGTTCATCAAGCTACGCACGGAAATACGCCTTAAATGGGTTATTCCTTATAGATGATACAAAGGATGCAGACGCAACTAATCAAGGCAATGATGGCTATCTAAATGACTGGAAACATACATTAGCGCAATGTAAGAACGTAGAAGATTTGCAAGTGCTATTCGAGCAAAATAACCCAACCGACAAACAAGTAATTGCACTATTCACAAAACGTAAAATAGAACTAAATGCGAAAGGGTAGATTCACAGCAAGCAGAATAAGCGACCTACTAGCGTTAGGAACAGGCAAAACAAGGCTAAACTATATCTTTGATATTGCATCTGACCTAGTAGGCGCAAAAGAGCAGATAACCACTAAGGCAATGGAGCATGGAATAGTGAACGAGCGCACCGCTTGTGATATTCTAATAAGTGTTAAAGGTGGTACTTACAATAGCGATGGCAAAGGCGGACAAGTATTCTATCCTATCAATGACTATTTAGGGGCAACGCCTGATGTGAAAGGCGATTATGCAGGCGATGCTAAATGTCAGTTTGAGATTTACAACTTCATAGAGCAAAATGAAAAGCTACCAAAGAAGTACTATGCGCAATTACAATGCCAAATGATGGCTTTAAAGGTTGATAAAGGGTATTTGATTAACTACCTGACTAAGCCAGAAGAATGGGGCAATGATATGTGGGAAGAATACCCGTTTGAACTAGAAGAACGCTACCACATACATGAAGTGCCGAAAGATGAACAGATGCAACACGAGATACTGACTAAGGCCGAAGAAAACTATCCTTTAATCGGCTTATGTGTCGAGATGTTGCTAAATTCACAAGTACTGAATGAGATGGAGTTTTTTTACGAGCAGTTGAAAGGCAAAAAAAGGTACTTACTACTAAAAGATACTAACTGGCAAACCAATGAACGTCAAGTGTACAGATTTGGAAATAAATTCTATGTCATAAAATCATAATCCATGCAACCAGAACTAGACTTTTCGAGAGGTGCAAGTAACGAAGTAAGTCGTGAAATGCACGAAAAGATAAAGGCAACAAAGCCAAATATGAGGCAAATAGTCCTAGACGCATTAGATGGCTTAAAATGCACGTTAGAAGTAGCAGAAAGCCTGAATACTCAACTTCACAAGATAAGTGGACGAATCAGCGAGTTAAAGCATTCTAACAGCATCAAGGCAATAGGAGTTAAAGACTACAAAGGTAGCAAGTATACAATTTATCAAAAAACTAAAAACTAAACCATGATACAGCAAAACTTACAAAGCAAACTAAGCGTATTAGCTAACCATTTCGGGTGTAGAGTAGAGGACATAACAGGCTCAAAACGTCATAGACATATTATAAAGGCTAGGCACGTCCTATGGCACTACCTTTATAGAGTTCTAGGTGTTAGTTCTACTGAAATAGGGCGTATGTTTGGCGATAAAGACCACACGACTATATTGCATGGCGTTAAAAAAATAGATCACTACAAAAAGCATGAAACCGATATATACAACGGGATTATTTCGATTATGGAAACCGATTCTTCATTCACATCATTAAAGTACAAACCATGAAAAACACAACAGCTACACACTTTATTGAGGTTTATTATTCAAGAGTTGAAGGAAAGAATATATACACACATCCATTGCCTATTAGAGGGCTTTCGCCCATGATAAACGTATCCAAAAAAAGCCGTATATTGTACACAGTCTGCGTATTTCTAATAACCCCTAAAAACAAAGAAAATGAACTCAAAAGCGATGCGACAAAAGGAGCGTGAAGAATACAACAAACGCCAACTTGATTCAATTAAAGACGATTTCCACTTGTACACCGTTAGAGAAATCTGCGAAAAGTTGGAAGTGACTTTATCGGCCGTTTACACCTATGCGAATAAGAATCGTTTGCAATACAAAACAGGTCGTGACAAGTCAGGAAGAAGGTTTGAAAGGGAACTACATCCGCTAAAGTCAGGTTTTTTTAATGTTGATGAACGTGAAAACTGGCTTTTGTAAAATAACATTTGGTATTTACAAAATATTTACCTAAATTTGCGAAACAATTAAAAACTATATCATGAAAGAAACAAACACGGAATACTTGGAGTTCCTGAAATCCAAGCAAAAATCACTAATCCATTCAGGATTTGATGTTAACGAAAACGAGTTGAATAGTAATATGTTCGACTTCCAAAAGTTCATAGTTAAGCGAGCATTAAAGGCTGGCAAGTATGCCATATTCGCTGACTGTGGTCTCGGTAAAACATTAATGCAACTTGAATGGGCAAACCAAGTGAGTAAGCACACGAAAGGAAAGGTTTTAATACTTGCACCATTAGCTGTGGTAGGCCAAACAATACAAGAAGGCATTAAGTTTGGAATAGACATGACTAATATTGAAGTACAAAACTATGAGCAAATAGACAATATAAATTGCTCGATTTATAAAGGTGTTGTGTTGGATGAAAGTAGCATATTAAAGAATTTTGAAGGGGCTACAAAAAAACAAATCATTGATAATTTTTCACGTACTCCTTATAAATTAGCTTGTACTGCCACACCTTCACCAAATGATCCAATGGAATTGGGCAACCATAGCGAGTTTTTAGACGTTATGAGTCGAAATGAGATGTTAGCAATGTATTTCGTTCACGATGGAGGCGAAACATCTAAATGGAGGCTTAAAGGCCATGCTGTGAAGATGTTTTATCAATTTGTAGGTAGCTGGGCTATAATGCTAAACAAACCTATGGATATAGGGTTTGAAATGGTTGGATATGATTTGCCTCAACTTAATTTAATAGAAAACCAGATTAAGACACCAAAAAGAGATAATGGGAGTTTATTCAATGATGCGATTATTTCGGCTACAAACTTTAATCAAGAATTGCGACTAACAAAAATTGAAAGACTTGATGAAGTTGTGAAGTTGGTAAATGAAAAGCAAGATGAAAACTTTATTATCTGGATTAAGCAAAACGAAGAAGGCGAAATGCTTAAAAAGTTGATACCTGATGCAGTAGAAGTAAAAGGTAGCGATAGTAACGAATGGAAGAAAGAAAAGCTACTAGGATTTGCAAATAATGAGTTTAGAATATTGATAACTAAAACTAAAATAGCTAGTTTTGGAATGAATTATCAAAATTGCAGAAATCAAATATTTGCAAGTTTAGATTTTAGCTTTGAGGGTTTATACCAAGCTATTAGACGTAGTTACCGATTCGGGCAAAAGAACGAAGTAAACATTTATTTAATTACCACAGACACAATGGCAAACGTAAAGCAAGCTATTGATACAAAACAAAAACAATTTGAAATTATGCAAGATGAAATGGCAAAGGCTGTTAATTTAAACTTAGCAGGTCAAACAATGCAAGTATCCGAATTTGATACTACTGAAGAAACAAACGAACTATACTCTATAAAGAGAGGTGATTCAGTACAACTAATTAAAGGCGTTAAAGATGAAAGCATTGGATTAAGTGTATTTAGTCCTCCATTTGCTGAATTATATACCTATTCAAACCATATTGAGGATATGGGTAATTCAAAGGATTATAATGAGTTTTTGACTCAATTTGGGTTCTTAATCAAAGAATTGTATAGAGTAATGATGCAAGGCCGAAATGTAGCAGTTCATTGTATGGATTTACCAATACAAAAAGGGAAAGAAGGTTTTATAGGGTTGAGAGATTTTAGCGGTATGATTCTAAAAGCATTTGAAGATGCTGGATTTGTATACGCTAGTCGTGTGACAATTTGGAAAGATCCTGTAATTGAAATGCAAAGGACTAAGGCATTAGGTTTGCTACATAAGCAAGTAAAAAAAGATAGCACCATGTCAAGGGTTGGCATTCCAGACTATGTTATGATTTTCAGAAAGGATGGAGAAAGAAAAAACCCTGTAACAAATACAGATTTAAGCGTTGATTTATGGCAAAAGTATGCAAGTCCAGTATGGATGGATATAAACTACTCAAACACATTGCAAGGATTCAGAAATGGACGTGAAGAAAATGATGAAAAGCATATTTGCCCTTTACAACTTGATACCATTGAAAGGCTTATACATCTATACTCAAATAAAGGAGATACGGTATTCACTCCATTTATGGGTATAGGTAGCGAAGTTTACCAAGCTGTTAAAATGGATCGTAAAGGCATAGGATTTGAACTTAAAGAAAGCTATTATGAACTAGCTAAGGCTAATTTAAAAGCATTAGTTGATCAGAAAAATCAAGTTACTTTATTTTAAACTTTATCCATGACAACAGACCAAAAAAACTACGTCCGAGCGAACTGCGAAACAAAGCCACTAATCGAAATAACCAAGGATTTAGGCGTTAATTATATCCAAGTGTATAGTTATGTCAGGAAGAACAATTTGAGCCTAATACCTAGTTCCTACCATTCGAGTAAGAAGCCAGTCATCAAGCCTCAAAGTCTTTACAACATCAACGAGTGCGAGATGTGGTGGAGCAGATTTAATATTGACAACTAAAAACAACTAATATGCCAAAAGAAAAGCCAATAGAAAAGGTACTATTCCCAAATGCCTACAAGGTTAAATCCAAGCA